GTGCGCGAGCAGCTCACTGCCACGCAGGGTGACGCCGACCGTCTCGGCGTGGGCATCGTCGAGGACTTCATCGACGATGACCGTTCGGCTTCTCGCTTCCGCGACCGCGAGCGCGAAGAGTTCGAACGAATGATTGAGTGGATCGAGGGCGGAAAGCTCGACATCGTGTTCGCGTGGGGGTCGAGCCGACTCCAGCGCGACCTAGAGGTGTACACGCGCCTGCGCAACACCTGCGCGAAGTACGGCGTCCTGTGGTGCTACGGCGGCAAGGTCTATGACCTGTCGAACAAGGACGACCGTTTCCGCACGGGCCTCGACGCGCTGATCGGCGAGCGCGAGGTCGACGAGCTGCGCGACAACGTCAAGCGCACGTTGCGCTCGAACGCAGTGCTCGGCCGGCCGCACGGCATCTCGGCGTACGGATACAGGAGGGTGTACGACCCGCGGACGGGTGCGTTCGTGTGTGAGGAAGCGGACCCGGACAAGGCGCGCGTCGTGCTGGAAATCGGGACCCGCGTGGCGAACGCCGAGCCGTACAAGACGATCGCCACGGACTTGCAGGCGCGGGGAATCCAGCCGCCAGCGCTGCGGTGGTCGAAGGGCATGGTCACGCGGTTGTCGCTGGAACGGCCCTCGGACCCGGCACACGAGGGGCTGTGGACCGAGGCAGTCGAACGCCTCGCGCAGGGCGAGGAACCGCTGTCGATCGCGCAGGACTTCAACGAGCGCGACGAGCCGCTGATCGCTGCCGTCTGGCACGGGCCCACGGTCAAGGACATCGCCATGGATGTCCGGTACACCGGGGCGCGTCGGCACAACGGTGTCGTGACCAACGAGGCGGCGTGGCCGCAGATCGTGCCGCCGCACATTCACGCTAAGTGCGTGGCGCTCGACAAGGCCAAGGGGCGGAAGCCGAGCAACTCGCGCCCGGGGGTGGCCAAGTACCTGTTGTCGTCGATCATGTGCTGCTCGGAGTGCAAGCACCCTGTCGTGTCGGACCCGACCGAGTACGGCATGAATTACCAGTGCAAGACGCCCGGCAAGGATGGGGCCAAGGGGTACCACGTGAGCGGCAAGCAGGCGCCGATCGACGAGTACGTGCTCGCCGAGCTGTTCGACTGGCTCGCCTCGCCGGCGTTCGTGAAGGCGTACACCGAGGGCGATCGGGAGCTGCAAGAGCGGGTCGCGAACGCCTCGGCCGAGGCCGAGCTGCTGACTGCGCGGCTGGAAGGGTTCCGCGACAAGGCGGCCGAGGGCGAGCTGTCGGCCGACGGGCTCGCCGCGATGGAGGCTCGTTTGCTGCCGAAGATCAAGCAGGCGGAGGACGTAGCGAAGGCGCTGCGGGCGCCGGAAGTGGTGGCGGATCTTGCGGGCGCATCCCGCGAGGAGATCACAAAGGCGTGGGCCAATCTGCACGTCGCACAGCGGCGGGTGATCGTCGAGTCACTGCTGACGATCACGCTGCACCCTGTCGGCAAGGGGCGGCACAGCAGGGCGGGGGTGCCGATCTCGTCGTACGTGACGGTCACCCGCAAGGTTCTGCGCCCGCAGCTCGGTAAGGGCGACGTGATCACGGCGGCGTGACGGTAGGTACAGCGAGGGCCCCGCGGGATCGTTCCTGCGGGGCCCTGTCGTTCGTGGTCAGATCGAGCTCGCGGTGCCGTTCTCGGGCTCGGCTCGTCTCTCCGCAGCACGGTCCCCGCCCGCGGGGGGAAGGGCGTTCAGGACGCCCTCTAGGGCTATGGCGCCCGTGTCGGTGATGTGAGCTTCGTCGATCAGGATGTGTCGGTCGTCAGCGTCGGCGACGCCGGCGGCCGGTGTGTGTTTGTCGAGTCGGGTACGGCGGACGCGGAACAAGGTATGCCCCCCCTTGTGGCATGGCGGAACCTTGCACTCGAACATATGCCCGAGGCAAAGGCTCATTCACAGTACCGCCCATATCGCCGCAGGTCACGCGACTAGGACCCTGCGTCACGGCCCTCCGCGGGGAGGATTCGCAGGTCACCCAAACCCAACTCTTTTAGGCGTTCTTGGAGAACGGGCAGGTCCGACGGACTTGTTCCCTCCGCATAGGCGACGACGACTGTCGTCCCTGGCTTGTTGGTCTTGAGGGTGGCGACGTCCAACTCTGTCCACTCCCTTGATGCGGCCAACTGGATTCGTGCGCGGTCGATGTTGAGGCCGGCGGCGAGGGCTCGCAGTAGCCACGGTTCACCGCGCCGGTACCCCTCGCCTTTGGCGATCTTGGGCAGCGTGGTGTGCGGGATGCCTCTACCGGTCTCGGGGTCGACGGCGCGGGCGGCGATCTCGCGCAGCGGCTCGGCCTGGATCGCCGCCTGCACGATGTCGCGCAGCAGCTCGGCCGGCCCGTCTCCCTCGGCCGCGGGGGCGCCTATGGCGGCGTCACTCGGCACGGTTTTCTCATCTCCGTTCTTGTCGCGAAACGCGAACAGTCTTATCTAACCAGCCATTAGGCGGGGTTGCCCACCTCGGAACCTCGTTGACGTGCGTTTTCTGCCATGCCTAGCCTGTAGCTGTTCGGAAACACGAACAGGCAATCCACCCAAAGCGGATGCCCTTCGGGGTGCGCCTGTTCGCGTTCAGCAACAGATGGGAGGGGGACCCATGTCAGATCGAGAGACCGAGTCGGCGCCGTCCGAGGCGCCCGAGAACGACCGGCCGAGCACGGAGCAGATCGACCTCATTCGCCGAATCCTGGCCCCTCATGTCCACCGGGCGCGCGCCGAGCACGCCGATCAGCAGACCGCAGCGTGAGGGAGGGAGGACAGGACGTGTCGAACGTCGACTTCATCGGTCCGCCGCCCGTAAAGCGGAAGAACACCAAGCACGCCGTCGCCGCCTCGAAGCTGCGGGCGCACCCCCGGCAGTGGGGCGTCGTCCAGCGGGCGGCGACCGGCAAGCGCGCCGCTGCCGCGGCGCAGGCGATCCGTCGTGCGCGGCTCACCGCGTACGCCCCGGCCGGTACCTACGAGGCCGCCGCGCGGACCGTGGTCGTCGCCGGAGTGCCGGAACACCGTGTCTACGTGCGGTACGTGGGTGGGGAACAGTGAGCGCCCGGGTCACACCGACCGGTGTCGTGACCGCCCCGCCGAACTTGGACCGCGAGGAGTGGCTCGCCGCTCGGCGGGCCGGTATCGGTGGCTCGGACGTCGCCGCGGTGCTCGGGATGAGCAGGTACACGTCGCCGATCGAGCTGTACCTCGACAAGCTCGGCGAGCTCGGCGAGGTGCCGCGCTCGCCGGAACTGGAAGAGGCAGCGTTCTGGGGACATGCGCACGAGCCGACGGTCGCGCGGGTGTTCTCCGAGCGGACCGGGCTCGGCGTGGTCGAGGGTCCGGGGATGCTCGCGCATGTCGAGCGTCCGTGGATGCTGGCCAACGTCGACCGGTTCGTGATCGAGCAGGGTTCGGTGCCGTCGAGCCTGTTGGAGATCAAGACCCGCAGCGCGTTCCAGCTCGACGAGTGGCTGCTCGGCGTGCCGGACGGGCCGGCCCTGCAAACGCACTGGTACCTCGCCGTCACCGGATATCGGCACGCTCACGTCGCCGCGCTGCTTGGCGGAAACCGGCTGGTCATCCACCGTGTGGCGCGCGACGAGACCCTCGTCGAGCACCTCGTCGAGATCGTCGGGGCGTTCTGGCAGAACGTGCTCGACCGGGTGCCGCCGCCCGTCGACGGTTCCGAGGCGACCGCAGCACTGCTCGGGCACCTGCACCAGGGCCGCCGGGATGCCGTGACGGTCGCCGACCCCGCCGACGTGCTGCCGCTGCTCGACCGCCGGCGCGAGCTCAAGGCACGTGAGGAACGGACGACCGATGAACTGCGCGAGGTCGACAACCGGTTGAAGTTCCTCGCTGGCGAGGCCGAGGTCGTCAAGGTTCAGGGGCGTACCGCCTACACCTTCCGCCAGAACGGGCCGCTCGCGACGAAACGATTCGCCGCCGCGCACCCGGACCTCGCACAGCAGTACACGCACCGCGTCGACGCGCTCGATACCGCAGCCCTCGCCGCCGAGCACCCCGCCGAGTACCGGGCCCACCGTGCCCGACGCCTCGTCGTCCCGAAGGAGAACGCAGCGTGAGCACCAACCTCGCCGATCGAGTCGCCAGTCGAAGGAACGTCCCTGCCCGCCAGTCCGCCAACCGCGGCGCCGTCACGCAGCAGCCGAACCTCGCGCAGTTCGTGCAGTCCATGCGTGGGGAGATCGCCCGCGCGCTGCCCGCCCACGTGGCCAACCCCGAACGCATTGCCCGGATCGCGTTGACCGAGCTGCGCAGGGTCGAGCATCTCGCCGAGTGCACACAGGAGTCGTTCGGCGGCGCGCTGATGACCTGCGCGCAGCTCGGGCTCGAACCGGGCGGGGCGCTCGGCGAGGCGTATCTGTTGCCTTTCTGGAACAAGCGGGTCCGGGCGTACGAGGTGCAGCTCGTGATCGGCTATCAGGGCATGATCCGGCTGTTCTGGCAGCACCCCGCCGCCGCGGGTCTGGCCGCGCACACGGTGCACGAGAACGACGATTTCGAGTTCGCCTACGGGCTCGACCCCGTTCTGCGGCACGTTCCGGCGCGGTCGGACCGCGGGCGCCCGACGGACTACTACGCGGTGGCCAAGATGGCGAACGGCGGGTCGGCGTTCGTGGTGATGAGCCGCGAGGACGTCGAGGCGATCCGGCAGCGCAGCAAGGCGCGGGACTCGGGCCCGTGGGCGAGCGACTACGACGCGATGGCGCGCAAGACGGTCATCCGGCAGTTGTTCAAGCTGCTGCCCAAGTCGGCCGAGCTCGCCCGCGCGGTCGCCCACGACGGGGGCGTGCGGCGGGATGCCTCGCCCGAAGGATTCGACGCGCCGCCCGAGTACATCGAGGGCGAGGTCGTCGAGCAGCCCGGAGGGGCGCAGCAGGGCGTCGTCGAGGACGTGCCGGCCGAGTTCTCGGGGTGGCCCGAGGCGGTCGAGCCGGGCGCCGCGGACGGTTCCTGATGGGTGTCTCCGGGCCGCGGATCGGGTCGCTGTGCTCCGGATTCGGGGGGCTCGATCTTGCTGTGCAGTCGGTGCTCGGCGGGTCCGTGGCGTGGCATGTGGAGAACGATCCGCAGGCCGCGGCGATCCTCGCCCATCACTGGCCGGACGTGCCGAACCTGGGGGACCTGACCGGGGTCGGGTTCGACGACCAGGCCCTCGCCGTCGATGTCCTGACGGCCGGGTTCCCGTGCACCGATGTGAGCGTCGCGGGCAAGGGCGCGGGCATCGCCGAGGGCACTCGCTCGGGGCTGTGGTTGCACGTCGCCCGAGCAATCCAATCCCTACGACCCTCTTTGGTGGTGATCGAGAATGTGCGCGGACTGCTCACGGCGAAAGCCGATCGGGGCATGGGACCGGACGAACCGGCTGTGGATGCGGGTTCCGGCGCTCCCCGAACTCTTCGAGCTCTCGGCGCCGTTCTCGGGAGCCTGGCCGGCCTCGGGTTCGATGCGGAGTGGGCGTGCGTTCGCGCTTCGGAGGTCGGCGCTCCCCACCAGCGTGATCGGATCTTCGTCGTTGCCTGGCCTGCCGACTCCCGTCGCGGCCGATGCGGAGCGGAGGCCGGACTACGCGCGGGCGAACAGGCCGGGGGCGGGTGGCAGCGATCTCGTGACGTTCATCGCTCGTCTGTTGCCGACGCCGATCTCGACTCGTCACGACGACGGCGTCGAACTGGAGTTCTGGACGGCGCGGCGCGAGCGGATGCGTCGCCGGTACGGAACGGGGATCGGCACGCCGCCGCTGCCCCTGTTGCTGCCGCTGCTTTCGGGTGGGGGGTCTATGGCCCCGCGGTCGAGCAGTGGGAGCGGCTCACCCGTCCCGCCCCGGGGGCAGTTGACGATCGAGGTCGCCACTCCCCCGAGTTCGTCGAGTGGATGCTCGGGCTCCCCGAGGGACATGTGACCGCCGTGCCCGGTCTCAGCCGTAAGGCACAGCTTCGGGCGCTCGGGAACGGGGTGTGCCCCGCGCAGGCCGAGGCCGCTGTGCGGCTGCTCCTGGCCCGTGCCGGTCTGCTGCTCGCCGCGTGATCTGCGACCACTGGGACGGCCCTGCTCGTCGCCGCTGCGGTGCCGCCGAGGGTGTCCGGCACTACCTCATCGGCCACCGCTGCCCCGCCCACACACCCGCCGCCCTCGCCGGACGGCCCGAACCGCCCGGGTCGCCAACACCGATCAGGAGAAGGACAGTTGAGCAGCATCGCAACGGACTGGGTATGGGACCGGTCCGCCACCACGGGCAACGCCCGCATGGTGCTGCTCGCCATCGCCCGCGTGGCCAACGCTGACGGTGTCGCCTACGCCGGTACCGCGATGCTCGTGCGGCGTACGCGGGCGGCCCGCTCGACCGTGCGCAAAGCCGTCGACGTGCTGCTCGCGTCCGGCGAGCTCGCAGTCGTCGAGGGCGTTTGCGGGCCGGGCGGGGAGACCGTCTACCGGCTCCCCCTCGTCGACACGGCGATGCCCGATGCATCCCCGTATGAGGGGGCCGGTATCCGGCCCGGGTCGAAATCCGGCCCGGGTCGGGAATCGGCCCCCGGGGGGCCGGAGATCGGCCCGGAGGGGGGCCGGAATCCGGCCCGAGGGGGACCGGGAATCGGCCCCCAGAACCTAAGCAACAGAACACAACAACAACCACAGCAGCAGCCGCGCGCGAACCGGTCACCGCTGATCCCCGAACTGCAACCGCTCGGCGACGCGCTCGCCGCCGCCGGCGTGGTCGTCCGCTGGACGCTCGGTCTCGGCGAGCAGCGCGACGCCCACCGGCTCGTACAGGCACACGGCGTCGAGGCCCTCGTCGACCTCGCCGCCCGCCGCACCGGACCCGGTAGCGAGCCCAAATCGGCCCGCTACTGGCTCAAGGTCTGGAGCGACCTCGGCGCCGCCGCCGAGCGCCCCGCCCCGCGTGCGCAGTTCGCCGCGAACGCCAGGGGAATTCCCCACACCGACTACGCCGACAACCTCGCCGCGGGGTTGGCGTTGCTGCAAGCCCAGAAGGAGGGCCGACCGTGAACGAACAGCAGTTGACCGCCCTGCTCGCCTACGCGGGTCGATGGGACTCCCGCGTACGCCGCTCGCTCGCCGACCCGCAGCAGGCGGCCCGCACCATCACCGAGTGGACGGCCGCCCTCGGCTACGTCCCCGCCACCGTTCCCGCCACCGGGTGGGACGCCGCCCGCGCCGTCGATCACTACTACGAGCGGGGCAAGGGCGACCAGTCGGCCCGGTTCCGAGCGATCGAACCGCACGACGTCCTCGCCGCGTGGGCGCCGCACCGGGGCGAGCTCATGCAGCGCCACACCGACCCCCTGCCCGCCACCGACCCGGACGACGCGGAAGCGTGGCGCGAGGAACTGCTGCGCACCCGGGCCGCGGTCGCCCTCGGCCAGGCGCCGCCCTCGGAGTACAGGGCGCAGATCGACCCCGCCGGGCAGAAACGTCTCGCCTCGCTGCTCTCGGGGGTCGGCGAGGGCCCACGGCGGTACATGCCCGATCACGTCGCACGGCAGCTCGCCCCGCACCGGCCGAGCCGCGCCCACCGTCAGGCCCTCGTCGACGAGGGAGTGCCGGACCCGTACAGCGTGCCGTGCCCCCACTGCCACGCCGCCGCCGACCACCCGTGCCAGAGCGGATTCCGGCGCCACGGCAAGGGCCGCCGAAACCTCGGCACCGTGCACGACTCGCGGATTCAGGCCCTGATCGCCCGACTCGACGTCTCGGAGGAACAGGCCGACGCCGAGCGCCGCCGGCTCGCCGCCCTGATGTGCCAACCGCCGACCCCCCGCGAGGCCCGAGCCCGCCACACCACCGGAGGACACCGCCGATGACCCCGCCCGCCGCCCGTGCCTCGATCGCCGCCCACCTGACCGACACGCTCGACGTGCACCCGCACCTCGCCACCCTGACCGCCGCATCCCTGCTCGACCGTCTCGCCATCGACGGATGGGAGCTCAACAGCGCCCACCCCGCGCGACCGGTCGCGCCTCGCGCGCGGGAGACCTCGCGCGCTCGGCGCCTCGTCGGTCGGCTGATCCGCCTTACCCGCACGGACGGAGAACCGACCCCGTGACGCCCGCCCTGCTCCTCCTCGGCGCCGCGCTCGTGCTCGCCCTCGGCGCGGCCCTCGCCTACGCCGTCCGCCTCGACGACCGACTCGACCGCGAGCTGCGCACCCTCGACCGCGTCGCCTGCTCGCCCGACTGCACCGCCTGCTCGTCGGCCCCCTACCGGGCCAAGAACGGAGACCACCGCTCATGACACGCCACGCCCGCACCCGTGCCGACTCCCGCCGCGGCCGGACCCTGCTCCGCGATCTCAGCCGCGACGAGCGGCGAGCCCGCTTCCTGCTGCTGCTCGCCCGCGCCGACCGCGGCGTGCTCACCCCCGAGGACTGCGCGCAGCTTCGGCTCGACATCGAGGCCGAGGTGAGCGAGAGCGACACGCACCGACGCAGTGCCGCGGGGCAGCAGGCAGCAGCGATGCGCCTGCACTCGCGGATCGAGGCCGCCGAGCAGGCCCTCGTCGAGACCGAGAGCGACCGCGACCAGGCCGCGGCCGAAGCCGAGCACCTGCGGCAGCAGCTCGCGGTCGGGGGGCAGCGATGAACGGCGCCACGGCCGTGTACGAGGCGGTCGCCGCGCTGCGCACCATCAGGCAGCAGTGGGGCGAGCTGCTGCTCGCGATCGAGACCCCACCTGCGGACGTCTGGCCCCCGAGGCAGCTCGCGCACACCATGCGCGAGAGCGACGACGAGCCCCTCGTCGTCGAGGGCCGGGCCCCGCTCGTGCTCCGAGAGCACCCTGCCCCGCTCAACCTCGCCGCGCTCGACGCCGGCCTCGCGATCGAGCGGGCGATCTTCGAGCTCGCCGACACCCTCGCCGCCGCCGTTCAGCTCGTCGAGCGGGGCGACCCTCGCCGGTGGGACTACCAGGACCCGGGCGCACCGGATGCCCGCAGCGTGGCAGGGTCTCGGGCACATGGGCTGCACTACGCCTGCGTGTGGGTCGAGGGGCGCGTGCTCGACGAGGACACCGACGCCGAGCAGCACCTCGACGGCACCCCCGCGGCGGCCCCGTTCCTGGCACTGCCCGAGCACCTGCTGCACGAGGCACGGCGCACGGTGCGGATCGCCGAGGGCCGACTGCTGCGGACCCTCGGTCTCGATCAGCGCAGTACGCCCGTGCCCGACCGGGCGTGCCCGTGGTGCGCGGGTGAGCTCACCCTGCACACGGACCCGGACGGGCCGCCGAGCGTGACCTGCTCGACCGGGCAGGGGTGCACCGCGCCCGTGCCGCTCGACGAGCGGGCGCGGCGCGTGTGGGGGTGGGGTGACCTCGTCGCTCTGGTGGGCGCGCTCACTGCTGCGGAACTGGACGCCGAGACCGCTTGCGTCGTTATCAATTCGTGACCTATAGTCGGTGGTGCCTCCGGCGTGCCCGGAAGACGGCCCCTCACTCGTACGCCCCGCCGCTCCCCCCGCGGCGGGGCGTTCGCATGTCCCCCGGGAGGTGAGTGCGTGGCCGACCCCATCACCGACCGCGACCGGCAAGAGGTGCAGCGGCTGCACGCCGCGGGCAAGACCCGCAACGAGATCGCCCGGACGATCAACCGCGCCGCCGCCACCGTGAGCAAGATCGCGAACGAACTCGGGCTCACCTTCACCGGCGGCGCCCGGGTCGCCGCAGCCACACACGCCCACCGCGCCGACGCCGCCGCCCGCCGCGAGCTGCTCGCCGACGAGGCCCTCGACGGCGCCCTGCGACAGGTCGAGCAAGTCGGCGGCGCCGAGAGCGCCCGCGACGCACGCGACCGCGCCACCGCCGCCCGCGCACTGGCCGAGGTGCACGCCCGCGTGTCCGAACTCGCCCGCCACACCGGGACCGGCAGCAAGGGCGGCGCCATGCTCGACCGCCTCGCCGACGCCCTGCTCGGGCCGGCAGAGGGAGACACCGGCGGGGGGTGAGTTCCTCGCCCCTCCCGTTCTCCGACAAGCAGCTCGACTCGGTCCGCCGAGCGCAGGCCCGTATCTGCATATGGCACGGCAGCGTGCGCTCGGGAAAGACGATCGCAAGCCTGCTCCGCTTCCTCTTGGCGATCCGCCGCGCGCCCGCCTCGGGCCTGATCCTCGTCTGCGGCCGGAGCCTGCAAACGATCGAGCGCAACGTGCTCGAACCCCTGCAAGACGCGCTGTTGTTCGCCGACATCGCCGACGAGGTACACCACACCCGCGGCGCCACCACAGCCGTGATCATGGGGCGCACCGTGCACCTGATCGGCGCGAGCGACGCTCGGGCCGAGGGCAGGCTGCGCGGTCTGACCGCCGCCGTCGCCTACGTCGACGAGATCACCCTGCTGCCCGAACCGTTCTTCGTGCAGCTCCTCGCCCGCCTGTCCGTGCCCGGGGCGATGCTGATTGGCACCACTAACCCCGACTCGCCGCGGCACTGGCTGCGCACGGGCTACCTCGACCGCGAGCACGAACTCGACCTCGTCGCCTTTCACTTCCGCCTCGCCGACAACCCGTCTCTGTCGCCGGCGTACGTCACGGCGCTGACCGCCGAGTACACCGGCCTTTGGCGCAAGCGCATGATCGACGGGCTTTGGGTCGTGGCCGAGGGTGCGATCTTCGACGGCTTCGACGAGCAGGTGCACGTCGTCGACGAGCTGCCCCCGATCCGGCGGCACTGGCTCGGCATCGACTACGGCACGACCGCCCCGTTCGCGGCGATCCTGCTCGGCCTCGGCGACGACGACCGGCTGTACGCGGTCGCCGAGTGGCGCCACGACTCCCGCAAGGTGCACCGGCAGATGACCGATGCCGCCTACTCCCGCGCCGTGCGCGAGTGGCTCGCCGAGCTGGACGTCGTGCCGGAATGGACGTTCGTCGACCCGAGCGCGACGAGCTTCTCTACTCAGCTTTGGGCCGACGGGCACCCCGGGGTCACCAGCGCCCGGAACAGCGTGCTCGACGGCATCCGATCCACCGCGACCGCGCTCGACTCGGGGCTGCTGAGCATCCACCGCTCGTGTGCAGGACTGCTCGACGAACTGCCCGCGTACGTCTGGGACTCGGCCGCCGCCGCCCGTGGTGAAGACCGGCCGGTGAAGAAAGACGACCACTCAACCGATGCGCTGCGCTACGCGGTCCACTCGACGGCGCACGAGTGGCGCCACCTGATCGCGCAGCCCACGTAACCGCAGCCCCGGCCGTCCTCGACGTCCGGGGCTCTGCCTTGTCTGCAAGGGGGGCGCTGTGCGCGACTGGACCGACCGATTCCTCGCGAAGATCGACGACGCCGAGGGCGGCTGCTGGCAGTGGACCGGCCACCGGCAGACCAACGGATACGCGCAGTTCAAGATCAGCGGGCGCGTCCGGCTCGCGCACCGGGTCGCGTACGAGACCCTGCGCGGCCCGATCCCCGCCGGCCTCGTGATCGACCACCTGTGCCGCAACCGCGGGTGCGTGAACCCGGGCCACCTCGAACCGGTCACGCAGCAAACGAACGTACTGCGCGGTGTCGGCATCGCCGCCCGCCGGGCCCGACAGACCCATTGCGTCCACGGGCACCCGTTCACCACCTCGAACACCTACGTCGCCCCGGGCGGAAACCGACGCTGCCGGACATGCCGGCGGGCGCAGAGCAGACGGCGGGGGGTGAGCTGTGCCCCTGCCTGACGGAAACGTGCCGTGGCCGCCACCGCAGCTCGCCGGTCTGCTGCGCGATATGGCGGTCGACGACGCTTGGTACTCCGGCGACCGCAAGCGGCTCGCCGCCGTCTACCGCGACCACGGGCGACGACAGGACGGGCGGCGCCGGCTGTGGGCGCGCGCCAACCCGACACCGGGGCGGCCCGACAACCGAATGCACATCCCGCTCGCGGGTGACCTCGCCTCGACCTCGGCGGACTTGCTTTTCTCCGAGCCCCCCGTGCTCACGGTCGAGGACCGGGCCACGCAGGACCGGCTCGGCGAGCTCGTCGAGGCCGGCGGCGTGGCGAACTCGCTGCTCGAAGCGGCCGAGATCGGGGCGGCCCTCGGCGGGGTCTTCCTGCGCGCCACGTGGGACAGCAGCCTTGCGGCCCGCCCGCTCCTCACCACCGTGCACGCCGACTCGGCCGTGCCGGACTTCCGATGGGGCGTGCTGACCGGGGTCACGTTCTGGCGGGAGCTGTCCGGCTCGGACACCGCCACCGTGTGGCGCCACCTCGAACGACACGAGCCGGGATTCATCCGACACGGGCTCTACCAGGGGACCCCGGACCGCCTCGGCGTCCGCGTGCCCCTGGCCGAGCACCCCGACGTCGCCGCCCTGGTGGACTCCCTCGACCCGGACGGCGACGGCGACGGCATCGCGACCGGGATCGACGAGCTCACCGCCGCATACGTGCCGAACATCCGGCCCCACCGGAAGTACCGGGGTGCTCCGTTCGGCCGGTCCGACTACGCCGCCCCGCTGCATGACTTGATGGACGCGCTCGATTCGGTGTGGACATCGTGGCTGCGCGATATCAGGCTCGCCCGCGCCCGCCTGATCGTGCCTGACGCCTACCTGCGCGACCACGGCCCCGGCCGCGGCGCATCCTGGGACGAGGACCGCGAGGTCTGGCAGGCCCTCGCGATTCCACCGACCGAGAGCGGCGGTGCCGGTATCACCTTGTCGCAGTTCGCGATCAGGGTCGCCGAGCACCAGAGCAGCGCCGACGCGATCGTGCAGCAGGCCGTGCGCTCCGCCGGCTACTCCGCGCAGTCCTTCGGGATCGGCGATCAGGTCGCCGCGACCGCGACCGAGGTCAAGGCCCGCGAACGCCGGTCGATGATCACCCGCGACAAGAAAGCGCGGTACTGGCAGGCGCCCCTCGCGCACATGCTGCACGTGATGCTGCTGCTCGACCGGCGCCTGTTCACCCCGTCCCTTGTGGTCGAGCGCCCGCGCGTCGTGTTCGGGGACTCGGTCAGCGAGGACCCGCAGGCGACCGCGCAGACCCTCGCCCTGCTCGTGCAGGCGCAGGCGATCAGCGTCGAGACCCGCGTGCGCATCCTGCATCCGGACTGGGACGAGACCGCGGTGCGGGAGGAAACCGACCGCATCCTCGCCGAGACCGGGCAGGCCGTGCCCGACCCCATGCAGGCGGGCGCCCTGCTCTGACGGGATCGAGGGGGCGCCGTGCCGATTCACCCCGGGATGGTCGAGGATCTCTCGGCCGGTGTCCGCGACTTGTACGCCGATGCCGAGCAGCGGCTGCTCGGCATCGTCGCCCGGCAGCTCGCCGCAGGCTACGAGGCGCCCGGGTGGGCGACGGCCAAGCTCCGCGACGTGCAGCCCTTGCGGCGCGCGGCGCAGGGCGTCGTCACCGCTCTGTCGGACGCCATGCAGCTTGAGGTGTTCGGCGTCGTCGCCGAGGCGTACAACGTGGGCGCCCGGTCCGGGCTCGCCGAGCTCGGCGCCCTGGCCGACGTCGACGCCCGCCGGATCGCCGAGAGCACCCCGAACGCGCGGGCGGTCGACCGGCTCGCGCAGGAAACCGTCGAGCTCGTCACGCAGACCCACCGCGGGATTCTCCGGGGGGTCGAGGACGCCTACCGACGCGTGATCGCCGAGGTGTCCGCGACCCCGCTGCTCGGCATCGACACCCGCAGGCAGGCCACACAGCGGGCGATGGACCGCGCGGCCGACCGCGGGCTGCGCTCGTTCGTCGACCGGTCGGGTCGGTCCTGGCAGATGACCTCGTACGCCGAGATGGCCGTGCGCACCAGCGTGGCCCGTGCCGCGGTCGAGGCGCACGGCGACCGCCTGCGAGCGGCGGGCGTCGACCTCGTGATCGTCAGCAACGCGCCCCACGACTGCCCGCTGTGCGACCCGTTTGAGGGCCGCGTGCTCACGCTCGACGGGCCCGACGGCGCCCGGACGATCGAGGTCGAGCACGCCGTCGAGGACGGGCGCACCGTGCAGGTGCACGTCGCCGGAAGCCTCGACGAGGCACGCCGCCGAGGGCTGCAACACCCCAACTGCCGGCACTCCGTCGCCGCGTTCCTTCCGGGCGTGACCCGGGTTCCGGTCGAGGCGTCCGAGGATCCCGACGGGTACGAGGCGACACAGAAGCAGCGGGCGATCGAGCGCGGCATCCGCAAGTGGAAGAACCGGAGCGCCGCCGCGCTCACGCCCGAGGCCAAGACGGCGGCCGAGGCCCGGGTGCGTCAGTGGCAGGGGCGGATGCGCGACCACCTCGCCGCGCACCCCGAGCTCATCCGCCGCCGCGAGCGCGAGCAGCCGGGCGCGGGCAACCTCCCTTCGACCGCACCGCCGCCCCCGGCCGACGCCGTGCAGGCGGCGCGGGTCCGGTCGGGCGACGAGCGGACCCTGCCGGAGATGACCGAGACCGAGCTCGGCGCCGCGCTGCGCCCGGGGGTCCTCGACGAGCGCGACCGCGACCGGATCGCCGCCGAGGCGGACCGCCGCGACGAGCAGGAACTGCTCGCCCGCATCCGGCCGCAGGGCCGGCTCGTCGACGACCTCGCGCAGTTCTCCGACGACGAGCTCGCCCGGATCGCCGTCCACCTCGGCGACGAGGACATGCTGCGGATCATGGGCGAGATGGACCGGCGCGACATCGACGCCGCCATGCCCGGTGTCCGCCGCGACCTCGTCGGCATGTCCGAGGCGCAGCTCGCCGACCGCGCCCGCCACGTCGAGGGCGACCGGGCGGCGATCGGCGCCGAGGTCCACCGGCGGCGCCTGCTCGCCGATCTCTTCCCGGCCGGACGGCTCGCCGCCGATCTCTCCGCGCTCGGCGACGACGTCCTCGTGTGGGGGGTGCGGTACGCCTCCCCCGATGACGCCGCGCGGATCGCCGCAGAGATCGACCGCCGATACCCCGCCACCCCGCCCGCGGTCCCGGCGGGCGCGACCGTCGCGGACACCCTCGCCGCCCGCGAGGCCCTCGACGCGGCCATGCAGCCCGTGCACCTCGACGACCCGCAGCCTGCGGACCCGGACGAGTGGGGCGCCTACGGACGCGACCTCGAACGGGGGCCGGACGGGACCGAGCACATGTCCGCGGCCGAGCGATGGGCGTACGAGCGCGACCTCGCCGACCGCGAGGCACGCGAGGCGTACAGCCGCGAGGAGATACGCGAGATGTACCGCGAGCACGTCTATCTACAGGTGCTCGCCGCCGAGGACTACACCCGCGGCAACATGCTCAACCGCCGCGCCCGGTCCGCCGGCGTCGATCCCTTCTCCCTGTTCAGCGGCCCCGCCCACGTCGCCTACGCGAGGGCATCGGAAGACCTGATCCGCTTTTGGGAAGAGGTCTCGCCCCGGGTGACCCTGACGGAGTTCACCGAGCAGGTGACCGGGGTCCGGACGCAGGCAGGCGAGACCGCCCGCGCATCACGTGAGGACCAGCGACGCCGGTTCTAGGGGGTGATCGCTTGGGGTTCCGTGAGGACGCCGTGCGCGCCCGCGAGGCCGGATACGCCGCCGCGGTCGCCGGACGTCCGGCAACCGACTGCCCGCACCGCGGCGACGCCCTGCTGCGGGCCGCATGGGTCCGCGGCTACGTCGCCGCCGAGCAGCGACCACAGCCCGAGCAATAACCGCCCACATCGAGGGGGCCGCCGATCCGGCGGCCCCTTTTCTCATTCCCGCACCACGCCCCGGAGGTCCGAACCACCATGCCCGAGCCGACGTCCGAGACCACTCCGACAGGCCCGAACACCCCGCCGGCCGGCGCCCCGGCGGCCGACCCCAACCCCGCCCCGACCACGCCGACGGGTGACGACCAGGCCGCGGCCGAGCAGCTCGCCACCGTGACCGCCCGAGCCGATCAGGCCGAGGCCGAGCGCGCCGAACTGCGCGCCGCCCTCGACGCGGTGAACAAGGCGCTCAACCCCGACGCCGTCGACGGCGAGCAGGACCCGACCAAGCTCGCCGCCGCGGTCGCCGACCGCGACAAGCAGCTCGTCGACGCCGCGAGCGAGCTGCGCGCGGCTCGCGTCGAGCTCGCCGCGTACAAGGCGGCCGGCGCCGAGGGCGCCCGCGCCGACCGGCTGCTGAACAGCCGCAGTTTCCTCGCCGCGCTCGGCGACCTCGACCCGACCGACGCCAAGTTCGGCGAGCAACTCACCGCGGCGATCAAGGCCGCGGTCGACGGCGACCCGGACCTCTACCGCACTGCGCCCGCCGCGCCGGGCCGTGGGGGCGCCGAGTTCAACGGCGCCCCGCAGGGCGAGCGCCGGCCCGCCTCCCTGCACGACGCCATCGCCGCCCGCCTCGGCGGCTGACCCACAGACAGGAGACACCGCCTATGGCGATCACCCTTGCCGACGCCAAGCTGAACACGCAGGACGACATCGACCTGACCGTGATCGACGAGTTCCGCAAGTCCTCGTGGCTGCTCGACAATCTGCCCTTCGACGATGTCGTGTCGCCCGCGGGCGGGGGCGCGACGCTGACGTACGGATACACCCGCCTGATCACCGAGCGCCCGGCACAGTTCCGACCGCTGGGCACCGAGTACCCCAAGGCGCAGGCGGCCCGGAAGCGGTTCACCGTCGATCTGTCCCCGCTCGGCGGGGCGTTCGAGATCGACCGTGTGCTCGCGAACCTCGGTTCGGCGGCGACCAATGAAGTCACGTTCCAGATGGGCCAGACGATCAAGAGCGCGAACGCGTTCTTTTCCGATCAGGTCATCAACGGCAAGCGCATCACGACCCCGGGGGCCGAGGCCGGTTTCGACGGACTCGACAAGGCCCTCGCGGGCAGCACGACCGAGATGGGCGCGGGCGCCTCCCTCGACTGGACCGGCTCGGCGATCGGGGAGAGCGCGGGCAGGGCAAACGACGCGATCGACGTGCTCGACGAGTTCCTCGCCCTGCTCGACGGTGCCCCCTCGGCGATCTTCGGGAACAAGAAGACCATCGCCCGGGTGCGGTCGCTCGCCCGTCGGGCCGGCTACTTCTCCCGCAGCGAGAACTCGTTCGGGCAGCGCGTCGAGACGTACAACGGCGTCGCCCTGGTGGACCTCGGCGACAAGGCCGGCAGCACCAACCCGGTGATCCCGATTGAGACCCGCGACGTCGACGGCGCCGGAGCAGGCGGCAACATCACCGGTCTCTCGGACCTGTACGCGGTCCGCCTCGGGGTCGATGGGTTCCACGGTGTCTCGACCCTCGGCGGGCAGCTCGTGCGGCAGTGGCTGCCCGACTTCACCACCGCGGGCGCCGTCAAGGTCGGCGAGGTCGAGCTCGGGCCCGTGGCCGTTGCTCTCAAGGCGACCAAGGCCGCGGCGGTTCTCCGGAACATCAAGGTCCAGTGATGCGGTACGAGATCACCGCGCCGCACGACGGCGACGAGCAGATCGCCGATCTCACCCTCACCGACGGCCGCGGCACCGCGACCGGCCCGAGCGAGGGACTGCTGCTCTACCTGCGCAGACACGGCTACATCGTCGACCCGGTCGACGAGACGAACGCCCCGCCGGACGACGACAAGCCGGCGGGGCGTTCTGCTGCCCGCAAGACGAGGGGGTGAGCGTTGGCCCGACAGCCGTACGCGACCCCCGAGGCCCTCGCCGCGTGGCTCGGCACGCCGGCCCCGGCCGACGCCGAGCGGCTGATCGCGAGGGCGGGTGAGGACATCGACTCGGCGCTGCTGACCGCCGTCTACCGGGTCGACGAGGACGGCGACCCGACCGAACCCGACATCGCCGCCGCCCTGTCGGCCGCGACCTGCGCGCAGGTCGAATGGTGGCTCGCCACCGGCGACGACGGCAGCGGCGCGGCGGACCGATGGGGCTCGGTCTCCATCGGCCCCGTGAGCCTGTCCGACCGCAAGACCTCGGCCGCGGGCGCGTCCGGGGTCGAGCTCGCCCCGCGCGCCCGGCGAGCCCTGCGCCGAGCCGGACTCGAACCGGGGCGGGTGTTCGCATGGTGAGCCTGCCCGAGTTCCTGCTGCGGCACCGGATCACCGTCGAGGCGTACGAGGGCGACGGCGCGTACGGGCCCGTCTACGGCGCCCCCGTCCCCGAGGTGCCGGCGCTCGTCGCCGCCTCGGTCCGCATGGTGCGCGCCCCAGACGGAAGGGAGGTCACCAGCAGCGCGCAGATCATCGCCGCCCCCGACCTCGCCTGTCCGGTCGGCTCGCGCATCACCCTGCCCGACGGGCGGGTGACGACCGCGCTCTCGGTAGCCCGCCACACCGCGCCCGGTCTCCCAGTGCCCGCCTGCTCGGAGGTGATGTGCGAGTGAGCCGTGCCCGACTGCGCTGGAACGGGGCCGCCGCCAACGACGCGATCCGCGAGGCCGCGGCCCGGGGGCTACTGCTCGGCGCCGAGCACGTCCTCGCCGCCAGTAGGCAGCGTGTGCCGATCGCCGAGGGAACCCTCGAACGGTCCGGCGCCGCCTCGGTCGACGAGCAGCAGATGACCGCCGCCGTCAGCTACGACACGCCGTACGCCGCCCGGGTCCACGAGGACATGAACGCTCGGCACGCCCCGGGCCGGTCGGCGAAGTACCTCGAATCCGTGCTGCCCGAGACGTCCGGCGAGGTGCAGGCGCTGATCGCGGCGCAGGTGCGGCGGGCGCTGCGGTGAGCTACTCCACCGATCTCGCCGACGGGGCCGCGCGGCTGCTCGCCGCAGCCGGGGTCGGCATCTACCGGCCCGACGGCGTGTACGCCGCGGGCGAGACCGCGATCACCGTCGCCGCCCTTCCGCCCGCGCCCGACCGCGCGATCTGCCTTTCGACCTACCCGGTCACCGACTCGCCCGGTCTCACCGACACGACCACCGGCCTACAGGTGCGCGTGCGCGCCGGCGCGGACCCGCGCGAGGCCGAGGTGCTCGTCGACCAGGTGCACGACGTGCTGCACGCGTCCGGCCCCCACGTGTGGGGCGAGGTGCGGGTGCAGCTCGTGTTCCGCGTGTCGGCAGCGCCGATCGGGACGGACTCGGCGGGCCGGTGGGAGCGGACCGCGAACTACCACCTTCGCGCCCATCGGGCGCACCCCAACCTCGAATAGGAGGAACGCCATTGAGCACGCCGCCGCCGATCGACGACGTGACCCTGCTCGCCCGGCGGTACCGGCTTGAGCTGGACATGGGCACGAACACGCCCACATGGACCCTGATCCCGGGCGTGAGCGAGTTCGCGCCGAAGATCGAGCCCACTGTGCAAGAGCTGAACCTGTACGACGGCGAGGGCTATCCCGAGCAGGTGGTGACCATGCTCAAGTGGAGCGTCGAGACCACCCTCGCCCACCGCGCGAACCCGGTCACGCGGAAGTTCAGCAGCTCCCAAGAGGCCCTGCGCGCGGCGTCGATGTCCTTCGGGCCCGGCAGCTACGTGAAGGTGCGTTGGTTCGACCGGACCGGTCTCCCGGACGCCTACGAGGGGCGGGCCGTGGTCCAGTGGGAGCCGGACGGCGGCGACGCCGCCGAGGTCGACACCGTCAAGGTGACCTTGACCGGTTCGGGCCCGCTGACCGCGATCACGAACCCGGTCGCGTCCCCCGGGCTGCTCGCCGCCAAGGGGGGTGACAGCTGATGGCGTTCGAGGCCCTCGACGAGCTGCTCGTCGAATCGCTCACCCTCCCGATCGGGGGCCGGCACTACGCGGTGCCGGCCCCGTCCGCCGAGGTCGGTCTGCGCACGCAGGCCCTCGTACACGCCGCCGCGGTCGCCGCGGACGGCGGCCGAGCCGACGAAACGGTTCTCTCGGACGCGGCCGAGCGCGACCACTTCCGCGACGTCCTCGGCACCGCCTACGACGAGATGCTCGCCGACGGCGTGTCGTGGCCCGCGCTCAAACACGCGGCCCTCACCTGCATGGTGTGGATCGCGCAGGACAAGGTCGCCGCCGAGCGGTTCTGGAACTCGGGCGGCGACCCAAATCGTCTGGCCCCGAACCGAGCGGCGCGCCGGTCGGGCGGGGCGAATTCGACGAGGAATCCGGGCTCTGGGAGTGGTACGAGTACCCGGCCGGAACCGGGCCGCGGCAAGCGCAAGGGCGGCAAGCGTCGCAAGTGACGTGGGCTCGCATCCTCGACGACTGGCCGATCGTCGAGGCTGATCTGCACGAGACCTACGGGCTCGATCTCGGCACCCCCGGACTACTGCAATCCCGCTCGTGGCGGTGGCTGCGTGTTCGGGTGCTCGGCCTGCTCAGCACCGAGACGCGCCTCGCGCGCCTGCTCAACCCCCCGCCTGACTCGCCCGCTCGGTAGCACCGTGCGGCACGACCGACCGGGGGGTGAACTGTGGCCCTCATGGTCGGCGAGCTCGCCGCCACCATCACCGTTGACGAGTCCGGCGCCGTCGCCGGTGTCGCCCGCGCCGAGCAGGCGATGCGACAGGGCGGCGATCGGATCGCCGCCGAGGCCGACCGCGCCGGCGAGCAGGCCGGCGACGCACTCGGCGACGGGCTCGCGGACGGCGCGGCCGACGGCGGCGCGGAAGCGTCCCGCGGCATGGGTACCGCCCTTAAGGGGTTCGCCGTCGCGGCGATCGGCGCCGGTATCGGGGCCGCGCTCATGGCCGGCATCGGCAAGGCCCTCGAACAGGACAAGATTCCCGGGCAGCTACAGGCGCAGCTCGGCGCGACGGGCCCGGTCGCCGCCAAGTACGGCCAGGTCGCGGGCGATCTCTACGCCTCGGCGATCGTCGACTCGGTCGGCGACGGGGCCGAGATCATCAAGGGCATTGCCCGCGGGGGGCTGCTGCCGCCCGAGGCGACGCAGGGGCAGGTCAAGACCCTTGCGACGCAGGTCGCTTCGGCCGCCTCGGTCATGGGCGAGGACGTCTCGAAGGTGAGTCGGTCCGTCGGCACGATGATGAAAAACGGGCTCGCCAAGTCCGCCGAGGAAGCGCTCGACGTCCTCGTGAAGGGGTCGCAGAACGGCGTCGATGCCGCCGAAGACCTCTTGGACACTTTCGCGGAGTATCCGACTGAATTCCGGCAGCTCGGTCTCGACGCTCAGACGTCGATGGGGCTGCTACAGCAGGGCCTGCAAGGCGGTGCCCGCGACGCCGACACCGTCGCCGACAGCCTCAAGGAATTCACCTTGATGGCTCAGTCGATGGAAGAGGCCACGGCCGACGCCTATACGAGTCTCGGTTTCAATGCCGAGAAAATGCAAACGGTCTTCCAGAAGGGCGGGCCGGAAGCGGCAAAGGCCCTCGATCAGGTTCTCGACAAACTGCGGGGCGTCAAGGACCCAGCCAAACAGAGCGAGCTCGCCCTCGGCCTTTTCGGCACCAAGGCCGAGGACATGCAGAAAGCGATCTTCTCGCTCGACCCCTCGAATGCAGTCAAGGCTCTTGGCGACGTAAAGGGAGCGACGGACGCCGCCGGTAATGCGCTGCACGACAATGCGGCGACGAAAATCGAGGCGTTCAAGCGGGGCGTCGAACAGAAGCTCGTCGGCGCCATCGGGAATTACGCGATCCCGGTTATCGAGAAGCTCGCGAATTGGGTCGGGGCGGGTGGGCTCGGCGCTGCGTTCAGCGCGGGCGCTGCGTTCGTCTCGGAGCACTCGACGGCGCTCTCGATCGCCGCCGGCGTGATCGCGGTGCTGATGCTGCCGACGCTCGTCGCGCTCGGGGTCACCGCGTGGACGGCCACCGTCGCGGTGGTCACCGGATGGGCCACTCAGACCGCCGCAGGGGTAGCCGCAGCAGCGCGGTTTGTCCTGCTCAACGCGTCGATGCTCGCGGGCTGGATCGCCCAGGGAGCGGGCGCCGCGGCTGCTGCCGTACGAGTGGTCGCGGCGTGGGTCGTCATGGGCACGCAGTCCCTGATACAGGGTGCCCGGATGGCTGCGGCGTGGCTGCTCGCCATGGGGCCGATTGCGCTCGTGATCGCCGCGGTGGTCGGGATCGTCGCCCTGATCGTCGCCAACTGGGACACGATCGTCGGCGCAACAAAGGCCGCGTGGGATTGGGTCTGGGGAAAGTTGAAATGGGTCGGAGAAACGATCCTTCAATTCTTCTTGAATTGGACGATCGTCGGCCTGATCATCAAGCACTGGGACTCCATCAAGAGCGGAACCGTCAGCGCGTGGAACGCCACGGTCGATTGGGTTAAGGGTGTTCCCGGCCGGATCGTCGATTTCTTCCTTAACTGGACGTTGATCGGCCTGATAATCCGGCATTGGGATTCCATCAAGACGGGCACGGTCCGCAAAGCGGGCGAGATGCTCGACTACGTTCGCGGACTCCCCGGCTCGATCGCGGGCTACTTCGGCAACTTCGGAACCATGCTCTACGACAAGGGCCGCGACCTGATTTACGGGCTGTGGAACGGCATCAAGGGCATGGGCTCATGGCTCAAGTCGACCTTGATGTCTTGGGCCAAGAATCTGATTCCGGGACCCATTGCGAAAGCGCTCGGAATTCATTCTCCGTCGCGGCTCATGCGAGACAAGATCGGCCGCTTCATCCCCGCGGGAATCGTCGAGGGCATCAAGGCGGGGTCACCCGCCGTCGCCCGGTCCATGCGCAATCTCGTGCAGGTGCCGGCCGGTCCGCAGCTCGCCACCGCGGGGGCGCCCGCGGGCGGGGGCGCCTCGGCCGGTGGTTGGGGGCCGACCGTCCATATCGAGAACTGGCACGGCGGCGAGCAGTCCCCCGACCAGAACGCGACCGCGCTCGCGTGGCACATGAAGGCACGGGGGTGATCATGGCCCCCGGTGATCGCGTCCGCAGGCCCGGACACGTCCAGTTCGGCGAGCTGCTGCTCGGCCCCGGCACCCTGTACGGGTGGGAGTCGCTCTCAGGGTGGGAGGACTCCCCCGGGCTGGACTCGGGCACCGTGCCCCGGTCCGACGGCCACGGGGCCTACCCCGGGCGGCTGCTCGCGCAGTCACGGACGATCACGCTCGACGGGCTCGCAATCCGGACCGAGCCCGGACGGATGGGGGCCGCGGTCCGTGAGCTGTCGGCCGCGACCGCGCTCCGCGACGACGAGCTGCCGCTCGTCGTCCAGCTCGACGACTCCCCGCCCCTGCTCGTCTGGGCACGGTGCCTGCGCCGAGCGGTACCGGTCGGGGCCGGTGGCTACGCCCTCGGGCTCGTCACCGGGGGCGCGCTGCAATTCGAGGCCACCGACCCGCGTCGGCACGGCCTGATCGAGCAGCAGGCCGAGACCGCTCTGCCTGCGCCCGAGCCCGGTCTCGACTGGCGGACCACTCCGGGCCCGGAACGGCTGCTGTACCCACTGGACTTCGGGGCCCCCGGCAGCACGGGCGCGCTCCGCTCGGTGAACGAGGGCGACGCACCCGCGCACCCGTCAGTCACCTTCCGGGGCCCGGTCTCGCTCCCCTCTCTGACGAACGTCCGCACCGGCGAGGTGATCGAGTACGACATCGACCTCGCCGCCGACGACACGCTGCTCGTCGACACCCGCGAGGGCACCGTGACGCTGAACGGCAGCACATCGCGGCTCTACACCGCGACCGCCCGCAGCGTGCCCGAACCCGTTTTCATTCTTCCGCCGGGCGCGACCTCGCTCGCCTTCCGCGCGGCCCCCGGCTCCACCGACCCTCGCGCCTCGTGCGAGATCCGGTGGCGGTCGGCCCACTGGTAAGGAGGTATTCCCTTTGACCGTGCGCGCCGGATGGCTGCTCTCCGCAGGGCAGACCCGCGAGGACACACGGCTTGTCCCCCTCGGCGTCATGGCCCCCGAGGGCCCGATGACCACCCGAGACGGCGTGATCGCCGGCGGGGACGCGCTCAAGGCGACCGGCACCTCGGCCATGCAGGTGCAGATCGGTGTCGGCCGCGCCTTGGTGCAAGGCACCGACGCACAAGGCGCCTACCCGGTCGCCGTGACCGCCCCCGAGACGCTCACCGTCGGCGACGGACACGCGCAGTATGGGCGGATCGACGCCGTAGTGCTTCGGGTCTACGACGAGGCGTACGACAACGGCACTCAGACCCTCGCTCGCGTCGAGATCATCCGGGGCCCTGAGATCGCCACGCCCACCCCGCCCACGCTCCCCCCGGCCGCGCTGCGGCTGTGGGAAATCACCGTGCCCGCGGGTACGAGTGCGGGCACCGGCGGGATCACGTGGGGCTCGGCCCTCGTCGACCGGCGCAGGTACACCTCGGCGTACGGCGGGATCATCCCCCGCGGGTACGGGCTGAGCTTCTCCGGCGCGTATCCGGGTCAGTTCCGGGACAACGGCAGCGGCCTCGACCGGTGGGACGGCGCGGCGTGGCAGACCCTCGACCCGGTGATCGGGTGGACGGCGCCCACCCTCGCCGCCGGCTACACCAACGGCGGCAACAACCAAGGGACGCTGCGGTACCGGCGGATCACGCTTGGCGGAGTGCCTCACCTCCAGTGGCGCGGCGGGATCTCATGGGCGACCAACGCCTCGCCCCCCAACTCGGGTCAGCCTCTCGCCGCTGCCCTGCCTGCTGCTGCCCGCCCTGCGCTGCACACCTCCCTCTCGATCGCCGCCGGCGGCGTGCCGATCAAGGTCGATGCTCAGACGAACGGGCATCTCAAGCTGATCGGAAACCCCTCGCTGACCACGTGGGCCGCCATGTCCGGCCTGATCTACCCGCTCGACGCGTAGGGGGGTGCCCGGTTGGCGTTCCCCACGTACAGGGTTGTTCTCTGCGACCTGCGCAGCGACCAGGTCCTCGACGTCCTTCCGATCACCGACGTGTCGCTCGACGACTACATAGGCAAGGTGGGCACCGCCTCGGCCACGATCCCCCTGCCGAACCGCGCGGTCGCCGCCCGCGCCCGCGCCGCGGTCGAGCCTGGCCGAACCGCCGTGTGGATCGAGCGTGGCTCGGAAATCTGGTGGGGCGGCGTGCTCTGGACCGCCTCGCTCACCAGCAGCAGCCGCGGGTTTCTCGGCCTACAGGTGCAGGCGGGCGGGTGGGCGTCATACCTCGATCACCGCGCGATTCTCCACACCCAAGAAGCCAAGCAGGTTGATCAATTCGACATCGTGCGGGGGCTGCTCGACTACGCCGCGAGCCTGCCCGGCGGCGAAATCGGCATCGAGTACGACGCCGAGCAGCTCTCGGGCGTGCTCCGGGACCGGACCTTTCGCCGGTACGACGTGCCCCGAATCCGGGAGGTGATCGACCAACTCGCCGCGGTCGAATCAGGGTTCGAGTGGCGGATCGCGAGCTACCGCGACCCCGGTAGCGGCCGGCGGATCAAGCAGGTGCAGCTCGGCGCCCCCGTCATCCGAACCGGGGCGAGCGAGGTAGTCCTCGACCACCCGGGCCCGATCCTTTCCTACGGGTGGCCCATCGACGCCACCGTGCAGGCGAACGTGTGGCAGAGCCGAGGGGCCAGCGACAACCGCAACCAGACGAAAGAGTCGCTGCCGATCATGTCCGAGCTGCTCGAAGAGACCGGGCAGCTCACCGCCGGATGGCCTCGGCTGGACGGCACCAGCGACTACAGCACGGTGACCGAGCAGGCGACCCTCGACGCACATGCACGCGCCGACCTGGCCGCCGCTCTGCACCCGCAGACGATCCCCGAGCTCACGGTCGCACTCGACCGCACCCCCCTCTCGCCCGCCCTGCTCGGCGCCACCGTCCGCGTGCGCATCCGTGACCTGTGGTGGGCCGAGGGCCTCGACCGCCGGTACCGCGTGGTCGGCCTCGCGATCTCCCCACCCCTTCGCGGCCGGCCCGAGACCGCCCGCCTATTTTTGGAGGCCGCCTAGTGGCAGCAATCCCCCTCGACCTGCTCGACCGAATCCGCGAACTCGAACGGCGGGTGCGCGAGCTCTCCGGCCGCGCGAACATCCGCCCTGCCCTCGATCAGATCCTGCACGGCGACATCGTCATCGGCGAGGGAGGGCAGCTCATCGCCCAGACGCCCGAAGGGGTCGCGACTTTCAAAGTCGGTCAAACCGCTCAAGGGGACTGGGGGCTGTTCCTGCGTCGAGCCAACGGAACCCGCGCGCTGACCGTCGGCGACGACATCCTCGAAGACGATCAGATGATCCGCATATGGAGCCGCGACAAGGAACGCCCGACGCCCATCCTCATGGATGACGCCTTCTCCGACCGGTTTCTCGGCCGGCCCATGCTCCCCCTACAGCTCCACCCCACCGAGCGACAGAACACGGCACTCACCACCTATCAACCGGCGTGGTGGGGGTCCGGCCCGGCAACACACGCGGTCGCCGAGATCGAGCTCTACACCTACGCCAACACCGGCGGCGGACAGGTCAAGGTCACCATGAAGCCCGAGGGCGGCACCGCGATCACGGTCGCCGAATACGACTGCGCCCCCGGTACGTGGACCAACCGATTCATCCAGCAGCCCATGCACGACGTGGAATTCATGCAGTGGGTCGAGTGGACGGTCGAGCACCGCAACAAGGAACCGAACCGCGACGTCGAGACACGGCTCTATTCGGCGCTCTACCGCCACACCTACACGCCCGACGAGGCCCCCCGCGTGCCGACACGTCCCACAACAGCCACCGTCGCCGCGCAGCAGGGCACCGGCCCCGCGGCAACCGAGGCGTCTCCGTCCGAGACCAGGCGACGGCCCGACCCGGAGCGCGCCCCGCTGGGACTGCGCACGATCGACGACTAAGGAGGGTCCGCCCTGCTGCCACCGTCCATACCCACCGTGACCCTTCGCGCTCGCTTCCTCGCCCCCGACGGCACGCCGCTGTCGGGGGCGCTCATCGTTCGCTCACCCGCGACGCTGACCTTTCCTGCCGCCGACGTCATCCTCGGCGGGCCGGTAACCGTGCAGCTCGACGCGCAGGGCGCGGTCGAGGTGACGCTGCCCGCCACCGATGCCCCCGACATGGACCCGTCCGGGTGGGCGTACGTCGTGACCGAGCAGCTCTCGGGAATCCCCCTGGGCCGCTCGTACAACGTGCTGTTGCCCCGGGCGCGGCCCGAGGTCGACCTCGCCGATATCGCTCCGACGGACCCCTCGAAACCGAACTACGTCGGCGTACCCGGACCCGCCGGACCACAGGGCCCGGCCGGCTCGCGGATCTACACCGGCGCCTCGGCCCCGGCCGCCGGCCTCGGCACCGACGGCGACCTGTACGTGCGGTACGAGACAGCAACCGCACTCGGGGTCACCTCGACGACCGTCTCGACGTGGCAGCGCACCGCCGGTGCGTGGGCGCAGCTCGGCGGCGACGTGCGGGGCGCCGCTTGGTACGTCAACGACAGCACCACACCGACAGCCGGCACACGCGCCGGCGACATGCTGCTCCGCATCGACAGCGGCAACATCTACCAGCGTCAAACCTCGGCGTCGTGGGGAAGCGTCCTCGGCTCCCTCAAGGGTCCGAAGGGCGACAAGGGCGACCCCGGAGCGATCGGCGCAACCGGCCCCGGCGGCGTCGTGCAGTCCGTCAACGGCAAGAGCGCCGCCGCCGTGGTCCTGGCCGCGGCCGACGTCGGCGCCGTACCCGCGGCCGGCCCGGCCGTGGTCACGCTCCCTGCCGGATCGTCCGAGCTGCCGCTCGTCGTCAAGGCCGAGGACAAGGCGACCACCCTCTTTGAGATCCGGTCGACCGGCTCGGTTCGAGTCCAGACCGGAAACGTCTACATCGACCGCAATCTCAGGGTCGGCGACGCCACCGCGGACAGCGGCGGGGGCCTCGGCGTGATCGTCGTCAAGGACGCCACGACCGTACCGACCGCCGCCGCCGCGGGCGCCGCAGTCCTCTACAGCGAGGGCGGCGTCGCCAAGATCCGGCAGGGCGACGGACAGATCGTCACCGTGGGCGCGAGCGGGGGCGGCGCCGTAGCGTCCGTCAACGGCAAGACGGGCGTCGTCTCGCTCGTCGCGTCCGACGTCGGCGCGCTCGACCAGGCCGCGGCCGACGCACGGTACGCGCAGACCTCGGCCGCCGTCCTGCTCGCAGGAAGTCAGACGATCAGCGGAAGCAAGACGTTCAGCGCCGTCCCATCCTCATCTGCCGCGCCGACCACCGACAACCATCTCACCCGCAAGTCCTATGTAGACGCGCTCGGCGGGGGCGAGTTCCGCGCGAGCGACCACGGTCTGCTGACGTGGGCGTTCGACCCCGCCCTCGGTCACTCCGCCCCGCTCTACCCCGGGTCGGGACCGATCCGGGTCACAGCCGTATACCTGCGGTCGGCAGCGTCCGTGACCAAGATCGCGTGGCACTTCGGCGGATACGCGGGGGGACTCGCCAGCGGCTCATGGGCCGCGCTCTACAACGCTTCTGGGACGCGAGTCGCGCAGACCGCCGACCTGTCGACCGCGGGCGCCGAGCCGGCCGAGGTCCACAACACCGGCGGCGCTACCGTCTCGGTCCCGCTGACCGCTGCCTACTCCGCCCCCGCCGGCCTGTACTTCGTTGCCTGGCGCTTCCAGTACAACACCAGCACCGGCGACGGCCCCATGATGCTCGTCGCCGAGAGCTCGTTCGGCTCACCGCCGAACGTCTTCGGACTGACCCCGGTTCGCCGATTCGGCTCCTACGCGACCGGCGCCGCCACCGCCCCCGCCTCGCTCACCCTCGCCTCGATGGAGAACGGCTCCAACAGGTTTTGGACGGCGCTCGCCTAGCCCGTCCGCCCCCTCATCCACCGTCCCGCGCCCGATGTGGCTCGGGGCTTTTTCTATGCCCGGAGGGCCCTTTGAAGTTCGTCAGCCGCGCCCAGTGGGGCGCACGTCCCTCCCGCTACGCGCTCGCCTACATCGGCAGCACCCGCGGAGTGAAGATCCATTACGAGGGGTCGCCCGTCCCCGCGTCCCTCGCCCGCCCGGAGAACCACGGCCAGTGCGCCGGCAGGGTCCGGGCGATTCAGGCGAGCCACCTCGCCAACCGAGAGGAGGACTACAGCGACATCGCGTACTCGGCGATGGTCTGCCCGCACGGCTACGTCTACGAGGGCCGCGGCGCCCACCGTCGGACCGGCGCGAACGGGTCCGCCGCGCTGAACACCGGTCACTACGCCGTGTGCGCCATGGTCGGCGACGAGGGACTCACCACGCCCACTGACGCGCAGCTCGACGGCCTGCGCGACGCGATCGAGTGGCTGCGCGAGGACGGCGACGCCGGCAACGAGATCCGGGGCCACAAGGACGGTTACGCGACCGCGTGCCCGGGACCGGCGCTGTACGCGTGGGTCCAGCGTGGCGCCCCGCGCCCGAGTGGCGGGGGCGGTACGCCCTCGCCACAGTTCGAGCCGTTCCCGGGCGTCGCATGGTTCAAGCGCGCTCCGCGGTCGCCGATCGTCACGGCGATGGGGCGCAGGCTCGTTGCCGAGGGCTGCTCGGCCTACCGCGAGGGCCCCGGTCCCCAGTGGACCGAAAGCGACCGCCAGAGCTACGCCCGGTGGCAGCGAAAGCTCGGGTTCTCCGGTGACGACGCCGACGGGTGGCCGGGCGCGACCTCGTGGGCTGCGCTCAAGGTCCCCAAGAGCTGACCGATTCGCCCGCCCGGCAACCCGGGCGGGCGCCCGTCCCCACCCTGTGGAAGAAAGAGGTACACCCATGACCGATGCCACCCGCCGCACCGTTCGCACTGTGGTGCAGACCGTGCTCGCCCTCGCTGCCGGACTCCCCCTGATCATCGACGCAGCCGGTATCCCGCAGACCGCGGCCGGCGTCGGCGTCGCCCTCGCGGTCGCCGCGGGAATCACGCGCGTGATGGCGCTGCCGGTCGTCGAGAACCTGCTGCCGGCGTGGCTGCGCGCCGCCCCGCACCGCGACGCCGAGCTGCTCGCGCTCGACCGCGGTCCGGACGGCCGCCCGTGACCGATCCCTCGCCGTCCGACGTCGCCCTCGAACTCGAAAGGCTGCGCGGTGTCGTCGAGGCGGGATTCGCCCGCCTCGACGGACAGCTCGCCCTGATCATGCAGCGGGGCGATCAGGTCGACCGGCAGCTCGCCGATCACGAGACACGGCTCGACGCCCTCGAAAAGAACCGGTGGCCAGTGTCGAGCGTGCTCGCCCTGGTGGCCGTTCTCGGTTTCGCTCTCACCCTCTGGCAGATCGCCACCCGCTGAACGCAGCGCCCCCGCTACCGGCCTCGTGCCGGTAGCGGGGGCGCTCTTTGTCGTTCTCCGGAACACGAGGGGGCCCTCGGCGATGCACCGCCGAGGGCCCCCTCGTTGGGGTCACCGTGCGGGCGATCTACGCGACCGCGTGCACGGGAGGAACACCCCAAGGGCCGCCGACCGCCCCCGCGTGGGAGGCACTTTCCGGGCGAGCGGCGGGGTCTATGACGTAGCGGGTTCGGCGGCGCCTGCCTCCCCGGCGGCGCTTGCCGCCCACGGGTTCGGCGACGCGCACGACGATGATGTGTTTCCAGCAGTGGCAGCGGTAGCTCTCACCGGGGCGGGTCGGCGGGTCAACGAGCCATCGGCGTGTACTCGGCATGGACGCCCACACGGCAGTGAGTACCAGCAAACAGACGCTGCCCCCGATGATGATCGCGAGCAGGACGAGGGGGTTCTCGAAGGTGC